AAGGTGGTGTCTAAATCCATGGTAGAACGGTTATCTAAACCAACCATCGCAGCGACCAGAGTCCCACCCTTCAGGATCAAGTTGCTGCGATACTTTGAAAGCGAGAGACGCTCAAGAAACCGTTCCGTCACATAGTTGCGGATGATAACCTGTGCTTTGGCGCTGTCACCCTTTGCAATATTCCGGACGAGTGCTTTGAGTTGTCGTGATGTATGTATCATTATAGCAGTGCCTCTAAATACTGACGAACTTGCTTTTCAACGGAAAATGCGCGTGCATATCGCAATAATTGTGGAATGTTTTTCTCCTTTAGTCGGACATATTCTTTAACGGCTGACTGCAAATCCTGAACTTCGATATTTTTCCGGCTACGGAATAAGTCGCAAATTGTCCTCTCGGCATTGTATGTCCTTACCGAGTGGCCAGACGGAGAATCTGCCAGAACCACGCCTTCATTGAAAAGTTCTTTTTTTACCTTATACACCTTCACACCTTGCTTTGACAACCCGACAGCGTTTGTCCCGGCTTTGACGGTAAGAGAGAAAGGATTTGGTTCGCGCTCGGCAAGGCGGAGAAGATAGAGCGCCGTTTCGTGAGAAAAGACCGCTTCCGGGTATCGTACCTGAATAACAAACAAGCCATCCACCCATGCATCCTGCGACATGTACAGGCCGTAGGCGACGCGTTCAAGACTATTACGTCGGACGAAATCTCCGAGAGCAGACCTCGAAACACCCGCGGCTACTGCGTCCGATGTTCGTAAAAATCCTTTATTCTCTTTTAGCAGAGTGGTTAGTTTGTCGGCGGGTTTCAAGGTAAAACCTCACTTTCACGCCCTAATCATAATCGATTAGGGCGTGAAAGTAAAGTTTTATGTGGATTTTCTATAGCTTACTCAACTTATGGGTCTCAAACATTCAACTTTTAATTCGTTAAGTTGAATGTTGCCGACGTGTAGGGGTATCAAAATCTCTACAGCTTTAATTTTCGGACAACGCGGTCGGGTCACGTACAAACTTTCGCGATTTCAAGAGGGTGAATAGCCCTCTTATTATTTTGGGGAGGAAACGGATATGGCAAACGGTCATGGGGGTGCACGGCCCGGTGCCGGCAAGAAGAAAAAACCGCTTGCGGATAAAGTGCTCGAGGGCAACCCCGGAAAGCGGCAACTACAGGTGATCGAATTCAAAACATCCGCGGACCTACAGGGCCAGCCCATGCCGCCGCCGCGTGAAATGTTATCGGCGGTGCAGAAGGATGGCAAGCCGCTCATTGCTTCGGAGATTTACGAACGGACATGGGCTTGGCTGAACGAGCGTAGCTGCGCCGCTCTGGTTTCACCGCAGGTGCTGGAGCGATACGCCATGAGCGCAGCGCGCTGGATCCAGTGCGAAACGGCGATTTCGGAGTACGGGTTCTTGGCAAGGCACCCGACGACGGGGAACGCGATCCAATCACCGTATGTGGCTATGAGCCAGACGTACATGAGCCAGACGAACCGCCTCTGGTATGAGATCTATCAGATCGTAAAGGAAAACTGCGCAACCGGATATACAGGAGAAACACCTCAGGACGATGTAATGGAGCGGTTGCTGACGGCGCGGAGAGGCGGATGAACCCATGGACGAAATACAGGAATTCATCCGTTCCCTCCGGTATTACCGTCTGACCAGCCAGCATCGAAAAACGCTGCGCGGACAGGCGCTGGCCGGGAATCTCCCGGCGGCAAAGGCGGGGCTGCACAGAATCGTGAAGAAAGGGCATCAGCATGGATATTCAAACACTGCCGGTGGCAAAACTCGCACCGGCGGAATATAACCCGCGTAAGGATTTAAAGTCCGGTGACCCGGAATATGAGAAACTGAAGCGCTCGATCACTGAGTTCGGATATGTGGAACCGGTCATTTGGAACAGGACCACCGGCCATGTTGTCGGCGGTCACCAGCGGCTGAAAGTGCTGATCGATACCGGCGTGACCGAGGTCGAGTGCGTGGTTGTGGATATGAGCGAGGAGAAAGAAAAAGCGCTCAACGTCGCGCTGAACAAGATCAGCGGCGACTGGGATAAGGAGAAGCTTTCGCTGCTCATCGCCGATCTGCAGTGCGCGGACTTTGACGTATCTCTGACAGGCTTCGATGCTCCTGAGCTGGATGCACTGTTCAAGGACGCGCAGCGCGATGGTGTTCATGACGATGATTTCGACGTCGACGCCGCGCTGAAAGAACCGGCGATGACGAAGCCGGGCGACCTGTGGCTGCTTGGAAAACATAAGCTTATCTGCGGCGACAGCACGAAGAAGGATGTATTCGACCTGCTCATGGACGGCCGCCAGGCAAACCTCGTGGTGACCGATCCCCCTTACAATGTGAACTACGAAGGCAGCGCCGGCAAGATCAAGAACGACAATATGACGGACTCCACGTTTTACGATTTCCTGCTGGCCTCGTTTCAGAACATGGAAGCCTCCATGGCTTCCGACGCGTCGATCTATGTGTTCCATGCGGACACCGAAGGTCTGAACTTCCGCAGGGCGTTCTCAGACGCAGGATTCTATCTGTCCGGTACATGTATCTGGAAGAAGCAGTCGTTGGTGCTTGGCCGAAGCCCGTATCAATGGCGGCATGAACCTATTCTTTTCGGTTGGAAGAAAAAGGGAAAGCACGAATGGTACGCCGACCGGAAGCAGACGACGATCTGGGAGTTCGACAAACCGAAGCAGAACGCCGACCACCCAACCATGAAGCCCGTGGAACTACTGGCGTACCCGATTCTGAATTCCAGCATGGCAAACTGCATTGTGCTGGACCCGTTCGGCGGAAGTGGCAGCACCCTGATCGCCTGCGAACAGACGGATCGGACCTGCTTCATGATCGAGCTGGACGAAAAGTTCTGTGACGTGATTGTTCGGAGGTACAAAGATCAAGTTGCGTGTGCTGACGACATCTACCTGATCCGAAACGGCGAGCGAATTTCTTACAAAGAAATCGCTGGCTTAGCCGAGAATTAACTTGCTATATACAGAATGTGGAGTGATATATGTACTACCGAAATTGAAGGAGGTAGACATAGGATGCAGATCAAGTACCATTTGGAAGGCAGCGAGCGGAAGGCGCTGCTGGCCGCCATGCGTGAAATCCTGCAGGACGCGCCCCGATATATGGGGCCGCCGAGCTTCGCGTTCACGGTCGGGCCGTACACCATCGACCGGCACGGGACGCTGAGCTGCCCGGAGAATGCGGATCCGACACAGATCGAAATGCTGATCCGCGAACTGGAGCACGACGGATTCATCGGCGAGCGTGTCGGCGAACCGGCGCAAACGCAGGAGCATACCACGGTTGAAGCGACGGTGGAACCGGATCGCCTGGCGATTGAGATGCCGAAGGACGGCATGACGCCGGCCGCGCTGGAGAACCTGCGGCGGCTGGTAGCAAGCAAAGCTACACTGCTGAAGAGAGCGCTCGGCACGGACAGCCTGCCGATTACGGAGCATGCGGATCGGATCGAGTTCGGATGGTTCCACCCGACCGACGAGCAGGCGGAGATCGGCGCTTATTACCAGCTGGTGCAAAAGTTCTGCGAGATGGCGAAAACGCAGAAGCGCGTAACTGCCACTGAGCAGCCGGCGGAGAATGAGAAGTATGCGTTCCGCTGCTTCCTCCTTCGGCTCGGATTCATTGGAGCGGAGTACAAGGAGTCGCGGAAGATTCTGCTGAAGAACCTTTCCGGCAATTCAGCGTTCAAAGACGCACGGGAAACGGAGGCGGACGCATGAACGGAATTCATCCCGACCTGCTAAAGCAGATGAAAGAGTATTATCGCCCGGGGACGCGCGTCATGCTGATCCGCATGCGCGATCCGTACACGAAACTCCGGCAGGGCGACCGCGGAACGGTGATCTGTGTCGACGATGTCGGCACCATACACGTTGCGTGGGATTGCGGCAGCTCGCTGGGTATAGCGTTTGGTGAGGACGAATGCCGCAAGATTGAGGAGGATGACCATGAGTAACCGCTTGCTGATCGCTTACGGCAGCAATCTGAACCGTAAACAGATGGCACATCGGTGTCCGACGGCAAAGCTGATTGGCGCGTCGACGCTGCGGAATCACAGGCTGCTGTTTCGGGGACCGCATGCCGCAGCGGTGGCGAACGTGGAAGCGCTGAAGGGCCGCAGCGTTCCGGTGCTGGTGTGGGAAATCACGCCGACCGATGAAGCGGCGCTCGACCGGTACGAGGGATTCCCGTACCTGTTCGAAAAACGGCAGTTCCGAATCCGGCTCGATGGCAAGCTCGTCAGCTGCATGGCGTATGTTATGATCGGCGATCATCCGCTCGGGAAACCGAGCGCTTTTTATTACAGCGAGATTCTGGAAGGATACAAAGACGCTGGGTTCGATGTGAACGTCCTGCGTACCGCGGTCAGCGAATCGGCAGCGGCTGCAGAGGATTAATTACCATTCGCATTGCCATGAAGGCTTCCGTTTTGGAGGCCTTTTTTCGTTGGGAGGGAGGCGGCGTCGATTCGAAAACTCAGGAAATACACGCCGACTCGCTTCATGTCGCGAAACTCGGTTTACGATAAAACGAAAGCGGACTTTGCAGTTGATTTCATTGAGTGCCTGTCTCATACCAAGGGAACATGGGCCGGGAAGCCATTTCTGCTGATTGATTGGCAGGAAAGGATTATTCGGGATCTTTTCGGAGTCGTCAAGCTAAATGGGTACCGCCAGTTCAATACGGCGTATATCGAGATTCCAAAGAAGAACGGTAAATCGGAGCTTGCGGCCGCGGTCGCGTTACTGCTGACTTGCGGGGATAACGAAGAGCGCGCCGAGGTATACGGCTGCGCCGCCGACCGGCAACAGGCGTCGATCGTATTCGAAGTGGCTAAGGACATGGTCACCATGTGCTCGGCGCTGTCGAAACGTGTGAAGATCCTAGCGTCGCAGAAGCGTCTCGTGTACTTGCCGACCGGAAGCTACTACCAGGTGCTCTCCGCCGACGTTGCGAACAAGCACGGTTTCAATACGCATGGCGTTATTTTCGATGAATTGCACACGCAGCCGAACCGGAAGCTATTTGACGTTATGACTAAGGGCAGCGGCGACGCGCGCATGCAGCCGTTGTATTTCTTGATTACGACGGCCGGCGACAATACCAATTCAATCTGCTGGGAAGTGCATTCGAAGGCAAAGGACATCCTTGACGGCAGGAAGACGGATGCGACGTTCTATCCGGTTATCTATGGAACGGAAGAGTATGATTCCTGGACCGATCCCAAGGTGTGGCGGAAGGCCAACCCGTCGCTCGGGATTACGATAGGGAAAGATAAAGTTCAGGCGGCGTGCGAAAGCGCGCAGCAGAATCCTGCCGAGGAGAACGCGTTTCGGCAATTGCGACTGAACCAGTGGGTGAAACAATCGATCCGTTGGATGCCGATGGACGTATGGGACAAATGTGCGTTTGCGGTTGACCCGGAGGAACTTGCCGGTCGTGTTTGCTACGGTGGTCTCGATCTTTCGTCCAGCACGGATATCACGGCGTTTGTGCTCGTATTCCCGCCGCTGGATGAAACGGACAAATACATGATCCTGCCATTTTTCTGGATTCCGGAGGAGAACATCGATCTGCGGGTCCGGCGTGATCATGTGAACTACGATCTTTGGCAGAAGCAGGGCTTCCTGCAAACGACCGAAGGCAACGTCGTACATTACGGGTTCATTGAGGCATTCATCGAGCAACTCGGCAAATTGTACAACATCCGCGAGATCGCGTTCGACCGCTGGGGCGCGGTGCAGATGGTGCAGAACCTTGAAGGCATGGGATTCACAGTCGTTCCATTCGGTCAGGGCTTTAAGGACATGTCTCCGCCGACGAAGGAACTCATGAAGTTGACGCTGGAACAAAGGATCGCGCACGGCGGTCAGCCGGTGTTGCGGTGGATGATGGACAACATTTATATTCGCACCGACCCGGCCGGAAACATCAAGCCGGACAAAGAAAAAAGCACCGAGAAAATCGACGGTGCCGTGGCGACGATTATGGCGCTGGACCGGGCGTTGCGGAATGGCGGTGGTGAGAATGAAAGCGTATACGATGGGCGGGGGCTGTTCATCCTCGACTAGTCGTTATGCTAGTTTCGAGCATGGAAATGAAACAAGGCAGTAAAAAACGCACCGCTACTTCAATTTATGGCTCCACCTGATCGTATTCTAACAAAGTTTGCCATTCCCGGCGCTTGTATAACACCCTGAGAACTTGCACGATATGATCGTCTTCGGTCGCTGAATAGAAAACGATGTAGTTGGCGACGAACATACGCCGCACACCGAGCGCGGCGTATGGTTCTTCCGGAAGCGGACGCTGCCGAAACGGAAGCTGTCGCAGCGAGTCGATGGCTTCGCGAAACGATACCAACAGTCGCGCAGCGGCTTCGGGTTCGTGTAGCGTATCGGCAATATAGCCGAAGATCTGGTTCAGATCCTGCTCAGCGGATTCAACGATCCGAATCTCATATGTTTCCAAGGCCGAACTTCCTTTCAATATCGGAAATAACGTCTTCGGCCTTGCGGCTCTTGCCGGCATCCGCATCGGCAAGCCCGGCGTCAAGCATGCGGTATAGCTCATGCTTACCGCTGAGCCGTTCGTATTCGGCGTTGGACATGACGACGAGATCGCCCGCACCGTTTTTTGTGATGAACACCGGCTCCTGATGCTTATTGCAGAACTCGGAGATTTCTCCATATCGGTTGCGCAAATCGGAACTGGGACGGATCACAGCCATCGTGATCACCTCCTGCTTTTGATATGCATATTTTATCAACATAACGATACAAAGTCAAATGAGGTACATGCATGGGACTTCTGAATTCCATCTTCCATTCCCGCGACAAGCCGAAGAACTACCTGAGCAGCAGCTTCTACAGTTTCTTCTTTGGTGGCACATCGAGCGGAAAGCCGGTGAACGAAACGACCGCCATGCAGATGACGGCAGTGTACTCCTGCGTGCGGATCCTGTCGGAGGCCGTGGCCGGCCTGCCGCTGAACGTCTATCATTACAATGACAGCGGCGGTAAGGAGAAAGCGCTGAAGCATCCGCTCTACCGGCTGCTGCATGACGAGCCGAATCCTGAGATGACGAGCTTCGCGTTTCGGGAGACGCTCATGAGCCATTTGCTTCTGTGGGGCAACGCCTACGCGCAGGTGATCCGCAACGCCAGAGGTGAGGTGATCGCGCTCTATCCGCTCATGCCGGACAAAATGACAGTCGACCGTGACAAAAACGGCCGGCTTTTTTATTTGTACCAACGCGGAGCGGAGGACGCGAAAGCGGTCGGAAATGACAGGCGGGTTTATTTGCCGCCTTCGGACGTGCTTCACATCCCCGGCCTCGGCTTCGACGGCCTGATCGGCTACAGCCCGATCGCCATGGCGAAGAATGCGATCGGGCTCGCTATCGCGACCGAGGAATACGGCGCGAAGTTTTTCGCGAACGGCGCGGCCCCGTCCGGCGTGCTGGAGCACCCTGGGACGATCAAGGACCCGCAGCGCGTGCGCGACAGTTGGAACGCGGCGTATCAAGGTAGTAGTAATGCGCATAAGATCGCCGTGCTCGAAGAGGGCATGAAGTATACGCCCATCGGCATTTCGCCCGAGCAGGCGCAGTTCCTCGAGACAAGGAAGTTCCAGATCAACGAGATCGCGCGTATCTTCCGCGTGCCGCCGCACATGCTGGCAGACCTTGAAAAATCGTCGTTCAGCAACATCGAACAGCAGTCGCTCGAGTTTGTGAAGTACACGCTCGATCCATGGGTCGTTCGCTGGGAACAGAGCATGTGCCGCGTGCTGCTGAGTGAAAGCGAGAAGCCAGCGTACTTCATTAAATTCAACGTCGACGGTCTTCTCCGCGGCGATTACGCCTCCCGCATGACCGGGTACGCCACTGCGCGGCAGAACGGCTGGATGAGTGCGAACGATATCCGAGAGCTGGAAAATCTCGACCGCATCTCGCCTGAGCTTGGCGGAGATCTGTATCTGATTAACGGGGCTATGACGAAACTCGAGGACGCCGGCGTGTTTGCGAACAATACGAAGGAGGGAACCGGATGAAGAAATTCTGGAACTGGGTGCGAAACGAGGACGGCACCCGAACATTGACCCTCGACGGCGTGATCGCCGAGGAATCGTGGTTTGAAGACGACGTCACCCCGAAAGCGTTCAAAGAGCAACTGAATGCCGGAACGGGTGACGTTGTTGTATGGATCAATAGCCCGGGCGGCGATTGCGTCGCCGCAAGCCAGATCTACACCATGCTCATGGAGTACAAAGGCAGCGTCACCGTTAAAGTCGACGGCATCGCGGCGAGCGCCGCGTCTGTTATTGCCATGGCTGGTACCGAAGTGCTCATGGCCCCGACGAGCTTACTCATGATCCATAATCCGCTGACCGTAGCAATCGGCGATTCGGAGGAAATGCAGAAAGCGATCGCCATGCTGGATGAGGTGAAAGAGAGCATCGTCAACGCGTATGAACTGAAAACGGGACTGTCCCGGACGAAGATCTCGCATCTCATGGATGCTGAAACGTGGATGAACGCGCAAAAGGCGATCGAGCTTGGTTTTGCCGACGGCGTGCTGACGCGCGAAGCGGCGCTGCCCGAGGACGATATCCCGGTCAACAGTTATCAGTTCAGCCGCCGGGCGGTCACGAATTCGCTGTTGAGCAAATTGCCGAAACCCGAACCGAAGTACCCATTGGAGCCGCTCGAGCAGCGGCTCAATCTTTTGAAAGTATGAGGAGGAAATCACATGAATCGTATTCAGGAGCTTCGCGAAAAGCGCGCAAAAGCGTGGGACGCGGCAAAGGCGTTTCTCGATACCAAGCGCGGTACGGACGGCCTGCTGTCCGCCGAAGACGTGGCGACATACGAAAAAATGGAAGCCGACGTCGTCAACCTCGGTAAGGAAATCGACCGGCTCGAACGTCAGGCGGAGATCGACGCCGAACTGAACAAACCCACCGCCGACCCGCTGACGAACAAACCGGCGCAGCCGGCAGGAGAAGACAAGACCGGGCGTGCATCCGCCGCATATAAAAAGGCATTCTGGAACGTCATGCGCTCGAAGAATCCGCATTATGATGTGGTCAACGCGCTGCAGGTCGGTACCGACAGCGAGGGCGGATATCTCGTCCCGGACGAATTCGAACGTACGCTGGTCGCCGCGCTTGAAGAGGAAAATATCTTTCGTTCCCTCGCCAGGGTCATCCAGACCTCGAGCGGTGACCGAAAGATTCCCGTTGTAACGACGCACGGTTCCGCGTCCTGGCTGGATGAAGAAGAGCTCGTACCCGAAAGCGACGAGGCGTTCGGCCAGACCTCGATCGGCGCGTTCAAGCTCGGCACCTTCATTAAGGTATCAGACGAACTACTCAATGATTCCGTGTTCGATCTGCAGAGCTATATTACAACCGAGTTTGCACGTCGGATCGGTCACAAGGAAGAGGAAGCGTTCTTTATCGGTGACGCGGACGGGAAGCCGACCGGCATCTTCAATGCGACCGGCGGCGCGCAGGTCGGCGTTACTGCGGCGGGTACGACGGCTGTAACCGTCGACGAAGTACTCGATCTGTTCTACAGCCTGAAATCGCCGTACCGCAAGAAAGCCGTGTTTGTCATGAACGACACGACGGTAAAGGCGATCCGCAAGCTCAAGGACGGTCAGGGCCAGTATCTCTGGCAGCCCGCGCTGACGGCCGGTACGCCGGATTCGATTCTGAACCGCCCGGTGTATACGTCCTCGTATGTACCGACGATTGCCGCGGGCAACAAATCTCTTGCGTTCGGCGATTTCTCCTACTACTGGATCGCCGATCGTCAGGGCCGTTCCTTCAAACGGCTGAACGAGCTGTTCGCTACCACCGGTCAGGTCGGCTTCATGGCGACGCAGCGCGTGGACGGCAAGCTCATCCTGCCGGAAGCGATTAAGGTCCTGCAGCAGAAGGCGTAAGGAGAAAACGGCATGGAATACAACGCGAAAAACTACATGGAGCAGGGCGGCGACAAACTAATTATCGGCGGCACGCTGGAGATTCAGGAGGGGGCCTCGGTTACGGGGTTTCCCGCCGCTGCGGCAGGCAGCCCCGGCGTCGTCGGCATCGCCGCCAATCAGCCTGCAAGTACCGCGGCCGACGTTGCGGCGCTGGTCGCCGACTTCAACACGTTACTGGCGGCGCTGAAAGCCGCGGGTATCATGGCGGCGGACGAGTAACGATATGAGTACGCTGCTGGAGAAGGTCAAGGCGAACCTGATCCTCGAACATACTGAGGACGACGAACTGCTGCAGCAGTACATCGATGCGGCGGTTTCCTACGCGGAAGGGTATCAACACCTGACCGTCGGAACCTACGAAGCGGCGGTCATGCCGGCAACGACCGAACAGGCCGTGATCATGCTCGCCTCCCATTTCTATGAGAGCCGGGATGGCAGCACGGGCGGGTTCTTCGCCGATAACGTGCAGGCCGGACAGCAGGTTTGGAACGCGGTGAATACGCTGCTTCGGCTCGACCGGGACTGGAAGGTCGGCATATGAGCTTTGGCAAGATGAACGTACGCATCTCGATCGCAGAGGAAACGGTAACAAAGGACGCGGACGGATTCGCAACGAAAACCGACAACATCATAGCCTCTCCCCACGCCTATCGGGAAGGACGGCACGGCTCCCAGAAATGGGTCAACCGTGCCGCCTTTTCCGAAGCGACCGATCTCTTCCGGTTTCGGGTGATCCCCGGGCTGACCGTTACGACGGAGCATGTGATCCTGTGCGACGGCGAGAGATATGAAATCACGTCGGTCGAGGACGTAAAGGGGCGAAAGATGTACATCGAGGTGCTGGCTAAGAAGATGGAGGCGGCTCGTGGGTAGGATAACGATCAAAATGCCGACCGAGTTTATGGATCAGCTGGCAAAGGCTGCGGAGAAAACGGATACCGCGATTCCGAAAGCGCTCGAAGCCGGCGGAAAGGTTGTCTTTGACACGATGAAAACAAACCTCCGCTCGGCGATTGGACGGGACACAAAGTACCCTTCGCGTTCCACCGGCAAGCTGCTGGCGGCACTGGGCGTGTCACCCGTCAAGCTGAACGACGAGGGTAACTATGACGTGAAGGTCGGTTTTTCGGAGGACCGTGAAGTCAGCAATGCTAAGCTTGCGAACATCCTCGAATACGGGAAGCACGGCCAGCCGCCGAAACCGATTCTGAAACCAACACGCAGATCGAGCCGGAAACCATGCATCGAGGCGATGCAGGCGGCGCTGAAAGCGGAGCTGGGGCTGAAATGAGCATGCTGCAGGAATTGAATACGATTGTGGAGAACGCCGGCCTCCCCGTGGAGACCGGCGTTTTCTCCGGGACCGCGCCGGACGAGTATGTCGTGGTGACGCCGGTTTCGGAGCGGTTCGATCTGTTTTCGGACAACGCGCCCGGCATGAACATCGAGGAAGCGCGGTTGTCGCTGTATACGAAGGGCAGTTACATCGATAAGAAAGATCTGCTCGTTCGGATGCTGCTGACCACCGGCTTTACAATTACGGACCGCCGGTATATCGAACACGAGGACGATACCGGCTATTACCATTACGCCATCGACGTGGCGAAAGCATATGAACAGGAGGAAATCTGAATGGCTACGATCGGGTTGGATGGGCTCTATTACGCCAAGATCACGGAGGACGCCAATGGGGATGAAACGTACGGAACGCCGACCAAGCTGGCAAAGGCGATTTCTGCCGATTTGGAGGTTGAAATCAACGAAGCGTCGCTGTACGCCGACGATGCGGAAGCGGAAGTCGTAAAGGAGTTCAAGACCGGAAAGCTGACGCTCGGGATCAACGACATCGGCGCAACGGCGGCCGGCGATCTTGTCGGTGCAGTCCTCGACGACAACGGCGTGGTGATCTCCCAGAGCGAAGGCATGGCATCGCCAGTGGCGATCGGTTTCCGCGCCAAAAAGAGCAACGGAAAATACCGATTCTTCTGGCTTTACCGGGTGTTGTTCGGCATCCCGGCGACGAACCTTGCGACCAAAGGCGACAGCATCACGTTCAACACGCCGAAGATCGAGGGTACGCTCTACCGTAGGAACAAGATCGACGGGCAGGGAAAACATCCGTGGAAGGCCGAGGTCAATGAGGACGATACGGGCGTATTGCCGGCGACGATCACAGGGTGGTATACGGAAGTATACGAGCCCACGTTCGCGGCTGCGGAATAACGGAGGAAATCTATGGATAACGAACGAGCCGCGTCTATAACGATAGCGGGAAAAGAGTATCAGCTGATCCTCACGACCCGGGCCACGAAGGAGATCGCCAAGCGCTATGGCGGATTGGCGAACCTCGGCGATAAGCTCATGAAGTCGGAAAACTTCGAGTTAGCGCTGGACGAACTGATCTGGCTGATCGCCCTGCTGGCGAATCAGAGCATCCTGATCCACAATTTCCAGCATCCGGAGGACAAGCGGGAACCGCTGACGGAGGAAGAAATCGAGCTTCTGACCACGCCGACGGATTTGGCCGAATACAAGGATGCGATCATGGATTCGATGCTGCGGGGTACGAAACGTTATGTGGAAAGCGAGCCGCAGCCGGAAAAAAACGCGTCGGCCGGGTGAGCGATGAGGAAACGTTCGCCCGGTTGCTCTTTTACGGCGTAACCCTGCTGGGGAGATCAGAGCGCGAAGTCTGGCTCATGCCACTTGGCGCTCTGCTCGACCAGTGGGAGATCTACAAGCAGTTCCATGGGCTGGCAAAAGCGAAGGTGGAATATGCGATCGACGAGATCATAACCGCGGGGATATAATCTGTGCTACGGTCAATATGCCGACAACGGCAAAAACAACAACAATAGTTGGATATTGCGATTCAATTCTTGCCGATAATATGGTATGATAGGCGTAGTGCATAGGAGGCAAGCGCCATGAAATACCTGTCTGTAGCGGAAACAGCAAAGCGCTGGGGCGTAGCGGAACGGACCGTGCGTAATTATTGCGCAAACGGTAAAATACCGGACGCCTTTTTGACTGGAAAGACATGGAATATCCCCGAAACCGCGCAGCGGCCGGACCGCATCAACAAGCATCGGGAAGAACCGGTCACTCTGCTAGAATTTCTGAAAGCAGAAAAAGCGGCGAGAGCTTCGGGCGGCATCTACCATAAAGTGCAGATTGAGCTTACGTATAATTCCAACCACATCGAAGGAAGCCGGCTGACCCATGACCAAACGCGATTCATCTTTGAAACGAACACTATCGGCATGGACAGCGGTTCCGTCAATGTCGACGATATTGTAGAAACCTCCAACCATTTCAGATGTATTGATCTGATTATCGATCAGGCAAATGTAGCGCTGAGTGAAAAATTTATAAAGCAGCTACATCTGATTCTAAAAAGCGGCACCAGTGATGCACGCAAGGACTGGTTTGCAGTTGGCGCGTATAAGCGCCTGCCCAATGAGGTCGGCGGCAAGGAAACCGCTGCGCCGGAGGATGTTGCGTCACGGATGCAGAAGTTGCTTGAAGCCTATAACGCAGTAAAAGTCAAAACGTTGGATGACGTTCTGGATTTTCATTACCGGTTTGAGTCGATCCATCCGTTTCAGGATGGAAATGGACGCGTCGGCCGGCTGATCCTCTTCAAAGAATGCCTGAGAAACGATATCGTCCCGTTTATCATAGACGACGAATTGAAACTGTTCTATTATCGCGGCTTGCGGGAGTGGCCAAGTGAGCGCGGGTATTTACGAGATACGTGCGTTGCCGCGCAGGATAAGTTCAAACAGTATCTTGATTACTTCAGGATTGGGTATTAACGAGAATCTTTAAGATTTCATTACATAAGGAGAAAAACATGGATGATTTACTTCCGGCCTTTCAGGACTCGCTGTTTAATGCAACACTTGCAGATTCTGCAATTGATTTAGCAGAGATTGCGATAGATACAATCCTTGTAGATGGCGTTTTTCAAGAAATACCGATTGTAAAGATATTAGTCGGTGTTGGCAAATTTATATGTACGGTTCGAGAAAGGAATTTTCTTAAGCAGACATTTTGCTTTTTTTCACACTTGCATGATGGCAGCATATCATCGAATGAATTTTCAAAGTATAAAAGGGAACTAGAGGAAGACCCTACTAAAGCTGAAAGGGAACTGAGTAGGGTAATGATACTTCTAGATAAGACAATAGATACTGAGAAAGCTGAAGATTTAGCGGCCTTCTTTAGAGCATATATTAAAAACGATATGTCTTGGGATGATTTCTGCGAGTTGAGCGAAGCACTGGATCGTTTATTTGTGATTGATATACAAATGCTAAACAGAATAGCTAACCTAGAGCATAAAATGTTGTTTGAAGAGGGAGGGCATTCTGCTGATAGACTCGTATCGGTTGGCCTTGTTGTAAACCCAGCTACGAGAATTCAAATTGGCTTTGGTAGCACGCCACCGTTTGGGAAATGCCCAGTTTCTCTCACTGAATTTGGAAGAACATTCCTCCAACATACTGGAACAGATAATTTGATATTGGATTAGAAGAATTAGTATCTTCGTGCTCAGAACGACCTTCGGGTCGTTTTTTTGCGCATTTTTTTTGAAAAGGAGGCGAGCGCATGGCGGACGATTTCGGCCTGAAAATTGGCGTGGAAGGCGAACGTGAGTTCAAGGCCGCGTTGAAAAACATCAACCAGCAGTTCAAGGTGCTCGGCTCCGAGATGAAGCTCGTCGAATCCAGGTTCGACAAACAAGATCGCAGCGTTTCCTCGCTCACATCCCGTAACGAAGTGCTGAACCGTCAGATATCGGAACAGAAGGAAAAGATCGAGCTGCTGCGGCGTGCATTGGAGAATGCGGCGGAATCGTTCGGCGAAAACGACCGCAGGACGCAGCAGTGGGCCGTGCAGCTGAACAACGCGGAAGCCGAGCTCAACAATATGGAGCGCGATCTGAAAAACAATGAAAAAGCCATAGACGACGTCGGCGACGAATTCCAGGACGCAGAACAAAAAGCGGACGGTTTCGGCGACGAGGTCGAGGACGCCGCTGACCAGTCCGATCGTGCGAAGGATCGTTTTGAAAAACTCGGCAGCGTACTCAAGGGTGTCGGCGCTGCCATGGGTTCCGTTCTGGTGGCGGCGGGTACCGTGGCATATAAGCTCGGTAAAGCGGTCGTCGAGCAGTTCGGAGAGCTGGAGCAGAATCTTGGCGGGTCCGAGGCTGTGTTCGGCGAGTACGCCGCTTCCATACAGAAGACCGGTGAAGACGCATATAAAAACTTAGGCGTTTCGCAGAGTGAGTATCTCG